GCCCTGGGATGCAGAGCGCAGTTGGTTCCATAGTAGCGATTATAACTATTATGCTACTAACAGCCATAGGGATATGTTCCTAAAGAATTTAAACATTCCTGATGAATATCATCACAAGGCAATTAGAAGTGGGCAACCACATGAACTTATTGTTGACTCGCTAACACAGTACCAAAGCACAGATAAACAAAACACTGTTATGTGGCCGCATCGATACAACGATGACAAGCAACCAGACATTGCTGAAAAATTATCCAGTGATTTCGATATGGTTATCACACAGAAAATGAATTTGAACAAAGCTGATTACTATGCTACAATGGGTACTAGTAAAGCAATCTTTAGTTGTGCATTGCATGAGAATTTAGGCATTAGCGTAATGGAAGCAGTGCTTACGGGAGCCATTCCTATTGTTCCTGACCGTTGCAGTTATGCAGAGATGTACTTGCCAGAGTTTAAGTATCCAAGTGAATGGACAGAAAACTACGAACAGTTTATCTATCACAGGGATGACATGGTAAAATTTATTAACGCACGTCTTGACAACTTTGCTGATTATCAGGATTTAATTAAACAACAGCAACAAATACTGATCAAAGACTACCTATCAAGTAGCATTATGATCAACAATTTATTAAAAAAAGGAACATAGTATATGAAAAAGACTTCCGATATTATTAAAGAACGATTAAACACCAGTGGAGATAGATACTGGGCTGGTGACAATATCAGCAAACATATCCACGAAGGCGAACATCAGTTACTGATTGACGAACTAACATTAAAGTTTGAGGGTGTTTTAGATAGTCTTGTTATTGATCGTAAAAACGATCCCAACAGCATGGGTACTGGTCGCCGGTTAGCAAAGATGTATGTTAACGAGATTATGAGCGGCAGGTATTATCCTGCACCTAATCCCACAGCATTTCCTAATGAGAACGGGCATACTTACAATGGTATGCTGGTAGTGAGAAGCGAACTAAAGAGTGTGTGTTCACATCATCATCAACCAGTAAGTGGCGTAGCATACATTGGTATTATTCCGGGAGAAAAAGTTATTGGTCTTAGCAAGTATACTCGCATTGCTCAATGGTGCGCACGGCGCGGAACACTACAGGAAGAACTTGCTAACGATATCCTTCGTGAGATTGTTAAAGCAACTGGTAGCAAGAATGTTGGCGTTTACATTCAGGCTCAGCATGGATGTTGCGAAAATCGTGGCATCATGGCACATTCAAGTCTTACACAGACAACCGTACTTGAAGGATCGTTTATAGAAGACCCTGCTTGTAAAAAAGAGTTCTTTGATAACATTAAACTTCAGCAATCTTTTGCCCCACGATGATTCTTCTATTCGATGTAGACGGAACACTGACTCCTAGCAGGGGATTAATGGACCCAGACTTTAAACAGTTCTTTAAGAAACTTCCTAACTTTAGTCTTGTTACAGGCAGTGATTTGCCCAAGACCATTGAACAAGTTGGTTTGGATATTTTTAACCTAGCGGAATATTCATTTAATTGTTCAGGCAATGATGTATATCGTTACGGGGTGCCTGTAGCAAAGAATAACTGGAAACCAAGCACAGAGTTAATGGGTTACCTGGAACAGTGTTTGGCTGATAGTAACTATGCAGAACGGTTTGGTAACCATTTTGAAGTAAGAACTGGTATGCTTAATTTTAGTGTTGTAGGCAGATCCGCTGTTGGCGATCAAAGAACACAGTATTATGATTGGGATTGTGTATTTCATGAACGAGAACATATCGCACAGGGTGTCCAGGAACGATTCCCTGATATTTGTGCACAAGTGGGCGGTGAAACAGGTATTGACATTTACCCCCAAGGGTGCGACAAGTCTCAGGTGTTAAAGTACTTTCATGGCCAGCCCATACACTTCTTTGGTGATCGATGTGAGCCTGGCGGAAATGATTACTCTGTTGCCAACAGGCTATCAAACAGAAACACTTGTCGAGTATCACATGTTAAGAATTGGACAGAAACATGGAAAATATTACAGGAAAAATAAAACCTAAAGTTTACGAATCACCAGACGGTGGTCTAACAGTTACTGTTAGAGATGCTGGTGATTTATCAGAAAATCGGGTAATATACGCAGACGTTGGTGATAATCCTGAGTTTGATGAGCATCTAGGATTATGCGATAGTGCTCTAAATTGCGACCCAATTATACAAGCAGTTAGGCAGAATAGCTACTTTGTGGATCAGGAACTCTGTGAAGAGCACCCAGATCTAAAGGCCAAATGGGAAGAATTCCGCGAATTACAGCGACATTACCAAGCCTGGGACCTACTTAAAAAATAATCTTCAAAAACGGTTGACCTTACACAGGACCGTGTTATTATAAGTTATAGTTTGCACAGATGAGCTGTTGCAAACATTAACTTAGACACAGAGGTCAACAATGAAGTTAAAAACACTAGGAATTTTAATGGCAACTACTGCTCTAACTGCCTGCCAAGCAGGCGGTGTGAGTAATGCTGTTAAAAGCGTAACTAGTGGACTGACATCAAATAGTGCCTTTGCTGCTATTAGCGGTCAAATCTCAGCTCTTGAAGCTGTGGTTGCTGTAGCACAAAGTAACACTAGTATCAGTGCACTAGTTAACCCCAACGATAACGATGTGAAGCTGGCAGGTGATGTTGTCAGTCAGATCGATAACGTTATTAATGGCTGGAACGATTATAAAGCCAGCATGGATCCACATCTACTTGCAGTCAAACTATCCACCGAAGAGTGGAGAGAAGCTGAGGCTGTTGTAAAGATTCTCAAAGAAGATCTACGGCCTATAGTTACTAAAGTTGTCAACGGTGGCAGCTATGATACAAAAGATTTTGAATTCCTCGCAAAGAAGGAAACGTTGGATCAGAAAATTTCTGATAAGAAGGCAGCCATTTTTGAAGGCGCCACTCCAACAGTCATCAGCGCATCAACCAGCGCAGTAACCGTCAATACGTCAGAAACCATTAGCAGCGCAGAGCGTGTTAAGAACACAGAAGTTACCAATGGTGAACAAACTGTTACTGGTGGTGACAGTGTTGGTAACCTGACACGTACTGCAACATGGACACGTACTACTACACAAAACATGGAATATGACCGTACCTGGACTGTTGAAACACAGAACGTTACGACTACTGTGTTCAGTGATGGTACTACCAGCGAAGAACGTGGTGCTGTTCGTAAGATTCCATATCAGCAGACTTACGATGCTGCACCGCGTGTGACTACTGAAGAACTCAGTAGGGTTATTGGTTATACTTCAGACGAGCAGAATACTCCTACAGTGGTTGTTACTCGTGGTACTACGGCTGTAGAAAATGTTTATGAAGATCGTGTTGTTCAAGAAACGCAGGCTGATGGCAGCATCTTGCACAAGACGTTTCGTAAGACAACGACTACATCAACGACACCTGTTACTACTACAACTACCTATCCCAAAGTAACAGTTTACACTTACGAAGATGGCCACTCATTTACACATGATGCCACTGACGAAGTTGTTGCTGAAACTGTGGATGATGTTGTAGTTACAGAAAACGAAGAACTCGTTGAAACAACCACTGAACATGTTGTTGCTAATGAGACCATCACAAACGAGGTGATTACTGAAGTTACAGAAGCAGACCCAGTGTTTGTTACTGAACAAGAGGATCGCACCACCATAACAGAATCTGATGGCAAAAAGTACACCACAGTAACACGTTACTACACAACAACAGCTACTATTGTTACCACTACTACCACAAAAACAACCCCAGTTACCAAGAAGGTTTGGACTGATGGTCGTGAAGAGCTAATCCGTGGTGAAACAGTAACCGCTGTAAACACAGAAAACACTGTTGTTACTGATAACTGGAACAAGGTTATGAGCGAGACAGTGGAAGATGTGGTTGTTGGTGAAGCTGAAAATCCAGAAGCTGAAGCACCTGTTGGCGATCATGCTGACATGGGTACACGTACTCCTGGATACAATTCAGATCCACTGAGCTATCGTACTTCAGAGTTTAATGGCAGTGGTGGTACCAACTACAAGTCAGTTATTAAAGCAGACTACGCATATAGCCGCGGTTGGACTGGTAAAGGTAGTTTGATTACCATTGCTGACACTGGCTACGACGTAGATCACAGTGATTTGTCAGGTGCCGTTAAGCACACTTACAACACACTTACTGAAGTTAAAACAACTGGCAATACTGACGTTACCATGCAAGATAATAATGGGCACGGTAGTCATGTGTTGGGTGTTGCTGCTGGTCGCAAGAATGGCACAGGAACACACGGTGTCGCATTTGACGCTGATGTTGCAGTTGCTAAAATCAGTGACAGTACTGCATTTAGTTTCCAACGTGCAAAGAATGCTGCGGCTTGGTCTCGTGACCTTGGTGCTGTAGCGTTCAGTGTTAGTGCAAACTACAATCCAGACTCAGCGTTCCGTTCTAGTGTTGTAAATGATGGCGACGGTAAGTTCCACAGTAACCACTATTACTACGGCCCTAACGGCTACAATGGGGTCACCTTGGATGCGCCAAGCTGGGCAGAGGCACTTGGTAATGAACAGGTGTATGTCAACAGTGCTGGCAACAACGGTTACGACTATGTGGTAGGCAGTGGTCAGATGGCAACTGCAACAGATGCAAACGGCAACCTTATTCTTGGTGGCCGTATGCTTATTGTTGGTAACTGGAGTGTAGATAGCAACAGTATTTCTGGTAACAAAGCTGGTCATATGTGTGCTAGTTATGTAAGCGGTGCTTGCACCGATGCCGCAAGTACTTCGGACTTCTACATTCTTGCACCAGGCATGGCAGTTGAAAGTGCCAGCAACGACGGTGGCAACAAATTAATGTCTGGTACTAGTATGGCAGCGCCGCAGGTTGCTGGTGCACTTGCTATCCTAAACCAGATGTGGCCACACATGAAAGGTGAGAACCTTGTAAAGTTGGTTACCAAAACTGCTGACAAGACCATTGCTGGGTATAATGTTAACACACACGGGCAAGGATTGTTGGACCTTAATGCAGCAACACAGCCTGTTGGTGCAACTGGTATCCCAACGAGTGGTCGTACCAGCGGTGGTATTTCAAGCCTTAGTGGTGGTGCTGCTATCGGAAATATTAGCAGTGATGCATTTGCCGCACTAAGTAATGCTATCGTGTTGGATGAGTTCGAACGAGACTTTAAGGTCGATCTCAGCCAAACACAGGCAGTTGATACTCGTCCAGGTGGTTATGTTGAAACACTGGCATTTGGTGCAGGAAACTATGACGCTTATAGTAACCTTGCAGCAAGCAACCAGAATATTGTCACTCCAGAGTTTATGGGCTTCTCCGCAGGAATGAAGATGAACAGTGACGCCTCTGGTGATTATGCTATTAACGCCAACTACAAAGCCTACGAAGATGAAAACACACGTATTGACTTTGGTCTAGGTTTTGTAAAAGAAACTGGCAAGTTTCTTAATAACGTGCAGCAGGGCTTCATGGGTGTTGGTGAGCATCATACAACACAGTATGCGAGCTTTAAGATCAAACACAACTTTAATGACACTGTGTTTGGTTTTGGTAACTACCAAATTGGTACTACTGATGTACAAGCCAGCGAAGAGTTCAGCCTAGTTACTGGTTACAGTGACTTGGTTAGTCAGAGCTTTAATACTGGACTAGGGTTCAAGCCAGCTGAAGGTTGGACCTTGGGTGGTACTTACAGTCAGCCACTACACGTAATGAGTGGTAGCATGAACTATCGAGTACCAACAGGTCGAACAGTAGATGGCCAAGTGCAGTTTAATGAAGGAAGTGCTGACGCAAGCACAAAAGTTATTGAACATGACTTTGGTTTGTTTGTAAAATACAAGGTACAAGATAACTTTACAATAGCGGCATTTGGTGAGAAACGACTAAATGTTGCTGGAACTAAAGGCAACGACCAGCTTAACGCAGGCATTAAGTTAAACTGGAATTTTTAAGGAACTATCATGGAACTAACGGTTATCACTTACGACAATAATAAGAAACTTAACTTTAAAGTAAGTGATGACCCTGTCCGTCCAGAGCTTAATTTAGACTTTAGATTAAGCCCTGGGCGAACAGTATACGCTCTAACAGAGGACGGTGAATATAAAGCGGCGATCTGTATAGCATACTGTAATGAAGTTCCAACTACTGTTAAAGAACTGGACTATTATAGCCAGGCCGCACATCAAGACGGACAACACGGTAGTATTGCAGTTGCTTATACAGTTTGGAGTAAGAAATCAGGAGCTGGTAGAAAAATAATATTGGATCTAATAGAAATAGTAAAAAACAGTGATACCATACACCGGGTCGTAACTCTAAGTCCAAAAACAGCAATGGCTAGAAAATTCCATTTAAACAATGGCGCTTTTATTCTCCAACAAAATGCAGAAACAGACAACTACGAATATATAATTTCTTAATAATGGACTATATAAAATGAACAAAATTTACTTAACAAATCAGGATATCGAAAAATACTTAGCAAACATCGTATCACAGATGTATGCTGATAACTGGCGTCCTGATTACATCGTAGGCATTACCAGAGGCGGACTTATTCCATCAGTAATGTTAAGCCACTATACTGGCATTAAGATGCACACACTAGATGTTAGACTCCGTAATGGTGATGGCGAATGCGAGTCCAACTGTTGGATGGCTGAAGATGCCCAAGCAGAAAAAAACATTCTCATCTTAGATGATATTAACGACACTGGTGCTACGTTTAATTGGATTATGGAAGATTGGCATTCAAGTGTTTATAATATGCCAGATACTATCTGGGGAGACAATGTTAGATTTGCTGCTTTGATCGACAACGCTGCCAGTGAGTGCAAGGTTGAAATGTCCTACACTGGTACAGAGATTAACAAAGCAGAAGACCCTAGTTGGATTGTCTTGCCGTTTGAAGAGTGGTGGTAAGAGTTGTTATTTAACCAATACAAAAACTGGATAACTGAGCATGAGCACACTGACATTCTTAAGTCAGTGGTTCTTGCTGACCGTTGGTCATTTGGTCAGACCAGCGATAGCAAACAATATACTGAAAATTATCCCATGTGGATGCAGGGATTTTTTAATCATAGGACTCAACAATTTAATGAGTCTACGCCTGAAATTATTAAAATAATATCACTGAGGTTCATTAGTCAGTGTCCAGATGATTATGTGTTAGTTCGCAGTATGGCATGTGCTAACACCTTTGGATTAGACGGTGATTATCACAAAGACTGGCCCAGTTGGGGTAAAAGTCAGACTGGTGTCTTGTATACTGACAAAACCTGGGAGCGTAACTGGGGAGGAGATACTGTATTCGTAGGTGAAGATTGCCTGTACAGTTCAGAGTACGAACCTCGTAAATTGGTTACCTTTGATAGTAGTATCGAACACATTGGAAAAGGTCCCCAAAGACGGTGTCCAGGTATGAGAAGTATCATTGCCATGCAAGCAGTTAAACGTGAATATATTGAAAAGTTTATTGCAAAATAATCTAAATAACATTATAATAAACTTAGACGTCAAAGGTTCGCCCGTCTTTAAATATTCCGCCCTATAACATAGGAGAAGGTATATGCCTTATTATAGTACAAAACATTATGGACATAACATTGGACTAAGTGCAGTGTTCCGTCAACCAAACGCAGATCATTCACATTGCCATTTGCTACATGGTTACAGTTTAGCATTTACATTCACATTCGGTTGTGATGAACTGGATAACAAGAACTGGGCAGTTGACTTTGGCGGATTGAAGCCACTCAAAGCATGGTTAGAAGATCACTTTGATCATAAGGTAGCAGTAGATGCTAAAGATCCTCACTTGGATAAGATGCGTGAACTTGAAGCAATGGATCTAGCAGAGATTCGTGTGTTCGACGGCGTAGGTGCAGAGAAGTTTGCAGAACACGCATTTAACTTTGCAGACAAACTTATACGTGAAGAAACTGATAATCGTTGTTACTGTGTGCGAGTTGAGTGTGCAGAACACGGAGCCAATTCAGCAATTTATGCACCACAGGAGATTTAAATGTTAGTACCTATTGTAGTAGAAAAGACCAGTGCAGGCGAACGCAGTTATGACATCTACAGTCGATTGCTTAAAGATCGTATCATTATGTTAAATGGTGCTGTAGATGACAACAGTGCTAATTTAGTAGTGGCACAAATGTTGTTCTTGGAAAGCGAGAGCTATGATGCTGACATTACACTTTATATTAACAGCCCAGGTGGACTTGTAACCGCAGGACTTGGTATCTATGATACTATGCAGTTTATCAAGTGCGATGTGCAAACAGTTGTTGTAGGTCAGGCATGTAGTATGGGAAGTTTCCTTGCACAAGCAGGCACAGCAGGCAAGCGTATTGTGCTACCAGAGTCACGCACAATGATCCACCGTGTAAGCTCAGGCACACCTAGTACACGCGGTTCAGTCCATGTACAGGAATTAGAATTTGAAGATGCTAGGCGCAGTTTTGAAGAAAGCAAAAAGATCAATAAGAGACTTACTGAGCTTTATGTCAAGCATAATTCAAAAGGCAAAGGTTACGAAGAATTGTTTGAAACTATGAAGTTCGACACATTCTTAAATGCACAAGAAGCATTGGATTATGGACTAGCCGATAAGATCGTGGAGAAAAGACCATGAAACTAAGATATACAGAAGCATTTTATAGTGTTCAGGGCGAAGGTAGATTTACTGGTGTTCCCAGTGTTTTTCTTCGTATGTATGGCTGTAATTTCACATGCCCAGGATTTGGGTTACCACATGGCCAAGAAACTACTGAGCCAGATGACATTGCAGCACAAGTTTTAGAAAATCCAGATCGTTATAAGAAATTGGATGATCTCCCACTAGCAACAACAGGCTGTGATAGTTATGCAGCCTGGCACCCAGCGTTTAAGCGATTCCAAACTACAACAGACGTTGATGGGTTAGTTGATTATCTACTGACGTTGGTACCCAATGGCCGTTGGACACAAGAAAATGGACAAGATGTACATTTAGTAATTACTGGCGGAGAGCCACTGCTAGGATGGCAGCGTATGTATACAGAATTATTTGACCATCCCCGAATGAAGGATTTAAAAAATGTTACCTTTGAAACAAATACCACACAGAGTTTGCACGATGATTTCAAATCTTACCTCGAAGATACACCAAGACTACATGTTACATGGTCATGCTCCCCAAAACTATCAGTTAGCGGACATGGTTGGGATGATGCTATTAAGCCTGATATTGCTAGGGCTTACAGTGATGTTCCTGGCAGTCAATTGTATTTCAAGTTTGTGGTTTGTGATCTTAATGATGTGGCAGAAGTGGACAGAGCTGTGTCAGTATATGGATCCCAGGGAGTCCATGCGCCGGTATACCTCATGGCTGTCGGAGGCACAACAGACAGTTACTTTAAAAACGGAAAAGCTGTCGCAGAACTTGCGCTTGAAAAAGGTTATCGTTACTCCCCCCGGCTTCATGTCGACGTTTTCGGTAACGCCTGGGGAACATAATCCTGAAACTGGTATGCCGCGAGTTGAGCCAGCTGTAGTGACTGAGCACTCAGATAATATTGACGAAGATTTAGCAGACCGATTAAGAAAGACCGGAATGTGAAAACAGTTTGGATTAAAACTGCTCAAAATGAGTATGATGCACAAAATCTATGCACTGGCTGGCTGGACCCTGAGTTAACAGAACAGGGCGTAATTGAGGCTACCGATGTAGCAAAAGAATTGTCTGATAAGTACTCAGTGGTAGCCAATGTATATTGCAGTGACCTAAGACGTAGTTTTAATACAGCAAAAATTATATGTGATAATACTAGTTGGAATAAAACACAACAAGTAAGCCCGTTTATTAGAGATCGTGACTATGGTAACCTAACTGGCAAGCGGCTGGATACTCAATTAAACTGGCAAGATGCTCCTGAGAATGGCGAAAGTTTAAAGGATGTGGCTTCCAGAGTATACAGTTTCTTAAAAGAAATACAGGATACTGAAAACGAGTTACCACATGTTATTATTGCTCACAGTGACACATTAACGGCGGCGGCGGTGGTCGTGGGCAAACTAGATCCAACAGAAATAAATAATTTTAGAGCACAGACAGGAGAAATATTAGAATGGGACTTCTAGATTCAGCTAAAAAAGCAATGGGTATGGGTGAAGCTAAGAAAGTTAACACCCCTAAACGAACAACAAAAAAGTCAGCTAAGGATATTGCAACTGAAAAGGACGAGCCCTGGGTTAGTGTTATTGATCTAGAGGTTGATCCAGAAAATCCTGGCAGTGGTGCATTTGAACTTGACTGGAACCCACAGTTTATTAAAATGCTCTTTAAAGCAGGATATCGTGATGACGTAGAAGAAGACATGGTTGATCGTTGGTTTCAGGATGTTTGCAGACAGGTAGTTATGGAAACATATGAAAAAGACCAAGCCATGGTTACTAGAAATGATCTAGGCGATGGCAAAGCTGAATACAAATAATGATCATCTATGTAAACGGTGACAGTCATAGTGCAGGTGCAGAGTTGGTTAAAGACTATTGCTTTGCAGCAGATGATCCAAAATACACTGCCTGGCAACGACGACCCCATCCAGATGCTATCCCCCATACATACGGATTTAAACTAGCCCGAGCACTCAATGCTGGGTTTTTTCTAGATGCAGAGAGTGCTAGTAGCAATGACCGTATTTTAAGGACAACCCGGGAATATGCAGACGCTCTTACTACTAATATCCACGACAGAGTGTTCATTATTGGATGGAGTACCTGGGAACGGGAAGAATGGTTACAAGGAGATAAAACTTATATTCAGGTAACTGCCAGTGGCACTGACAGTGTTCCACCAGAGTTTGGTGACCGTTACAAGCAATGGGTTATTAACCAAACTCCTGAGGTAGTCAAAGAAAAATGTCGACAGTGGCATGATAAGATCTGGGAGTTTCACCAACATTTAAATAAGCTGGGAATACGGCATATTTTCTTTAATTCATATAGTCATTTTGATGTTGATGAACAACGGGACTGGGGAGATAGTTATGTTAGTCCTTACGATAAAAGTGGCACATATTATCAATGGTTGGCAGACCAGGGTTTTTTAACTGTTAGATACGGAAGCCATCATTACGGTATTGATGCTCATAGTGCCTGGTACAAATTTTTACTTCCGCGGTTGACATCTGGCGTGAGTACTAGTATAATGAGTAATACTAAAGTAGTTAAGAGAACCGTGAAACCCAGTTCAGGACTAATGAGGAAAAAGTGACAACATATTTACTTGTAGACTCCCTTAATACATTCTTTCGTGCTAGACACGCCGCACATCGTAGCATGGATATGTGGACCAAAGTAGGATTTGCTATCCATGTAACAATGAGTGCAGTTAACCGCGCCTGGCGTATTAGTCAAGCTGACCATGTGGTTTTTGCTCTAGAAGGCCGCAGTTGGCGCAAGGACTTCTTTAAGCCTTACAAAGCACATCGTGTTGCCGCTAGACAGGTAAAGACAGAGATAGAACAAGAAGAAGATGCCTTGTTCTTTGAAGCATATGATTCCCTGGTTAAGTTCCTGGTAGAAAATGCAAATTGTAGCACATTACAATGTGATATTGCAGAAGCAGACGATATTATTGCACGGTTTATTCACATGCATCCCCAGGACAATCATGTTATTGTTAGTAGCGACACTGATTTCGTACAGCTGGTTAGCGACAATGTTAAACAGTATAATGGTATTTCTAACAATATAATTACACTACAAGGAGTATTTGATGACCATGGCAAACCAGTTAAAGACAAAAAAACAGGGGATCCTAAGCCGGCACCTGATCCGGAATGGCTACTGTTCGAGAAATGCATGCGTGGCGATCCAACTGATAACATTTTTAGCGCATACCCTGGAGTCCGCAAAAAAGGTACTAAGAACAAAGTAGGGCTTTTAGAGGCTTTTGAAGATCGTGACAACAAAGGCTATAACTGGAATAACATGATGCTGCAACGTTGGACAGATCATAACGGTGACGAACATCGTGTACTAGATGACTACGAACGCAACCGTGTACTGGTAGACTTAACAGCGCAGCCTGAAGAGCTCAAAGAGTATATTGACTCTACAATCAAAGATCAAATGGCTCCTAAGAATAATTCCATGGTGGGAGCAAAGTTCCTAAAGTTTTGTGGTAAGTATGAGCTAAAGCGTATTGCAGACGAAGCACCTAAATACGCTGAGTGGTTACAAAAAAGTTATATGGAGAAGGAACAAGATGTTGCTTGCTAGACCTATTATTGACGAGAAGTTTTGGATTATAGAGCGCAACGGTGAAAAAGTTGGCACCCTGCGTAAAACTCAGGACCTTGTTCTTACTATTAATCAAAAAAACTTTAAGTTTACGGATATTAAATCATTGTGCGACTCAACAGAAATTAAATTTGCTACCAGTAAAGAAGTAGTAGCAACGGAAGATAAAAACAAGGACTTTGACGTACACGGGTTTCCATGTAAGCACAAACCGTTTAATGACATTTTTGACTTAAAGCGGAAGTTGCCATTGTATACTAAGACTGCCAAGAGTCAGAGTTTCTATTGTGCTGGATATTATATTATTAAATTTGAAAGCGGATGGCTTCCAAGTTATTGTCCTAAGTTAATTACTCTAGGCAAGAATGAATTCGTTGGCCCATACATGAGCAAGTTTGAGATGCAAGAGAAACAGAAAAAACTATGAGATTACCAAACTTTAATAACCTAGAAATGTTTGTAAAGAAGGCAACCATTGGCGTTAGTCCTAGTATTAGTATTACTAGATCAGAGGCACAACACGCCGCTAATGAGTATCAAAAACTAATCAAGTATACGCTTGAGTTGCAGGATCGCATCGTGGAACTGGAACAGGAAAACGCAAACCCCACGCAAATAGAAATATTATCCGGAAACTTTTAGGTATTTCGACTTCCTTATGCTACAATACACTTGTTAACATAGGGAAAGGATAACATATGTTTCGTACAACTATCGCAGCTATTGCTGTACTCTTTATTGCTTCAACTGCCCATGCAGAAGATGCAAAAAATTACTACATTGAAGGTCAATTTGGATCAACTATCAATGCCGACGACGGGCGTGATAACTCCAGTGTAATGGGCCTTGCCTTGGGAAAAGACTTTGGTAAAGTTCGTGTTGATCTTGCTGGTGTCCGGAACTCCAGTGGAGATAATACTTCACTTGGTGAAGTTGAAGTAGACTCACTATTAACTGGTGTATACTATGACATCAATACCAACAGCAAGTTTACTCCATTCGTTGGTATTAACCTTGGGTATGGCTGGGCAGACGGCACAGGGGTTAGCACAGTAGATGACGCAGGATTTGTTTACGGTGCCTCGGCTGGCGTTGGATATGCAGTAGCAGACAACATTGATTTGGTTGCTCGTTATCAGTATCTAACCAGTGATGATATTACTGTAACTAATTTATCAGGAACTGATAATTGGGATACCCAGGCTATTACTGCTGGTTTACGGTTTAAGTTTTAATATTCACTAACCAAGTAAATTAAAATAGGGCTGTAATGGCCCTATTTTTTTATAAAAGTATAGATAAATATATACGTAGTTAATTAAAAGGACAACGTATATGAGTAGACCCAAGCCAGAAGTTCTCTTAGAGAAGATTGACAAGAATACATATAAATCTGAGCAGGTGTTAGCTAGCGATGGTATTTGGACTGTATATTATAAGGGCCGTGCTATTAACCTAAAATCACAAAACATCCTAGTAAATTATCCTGGACCTAAATATAAAAAAGTTAGCTTCAGCAATAGTGGTCATGCTATTAACCTGGCTAAGAAACTAAACAAAGCCTTTGGCTGTGACGAGTTCACCGTAGTCCTTCTTAAAAAAGGAAGTGTGGTATATCCTTAACAAAATACCAGTATACACAAGCATTTATCAAAAACAGTGACTTAACTGTTAGTGATAGTACCTCGTATGGTTTTTTCTGGCAAAACATCAGAGAGAACGGTGGGCTACGATTAAACGAGAATGGTTACCATTTCTTAGTACACAATTTAGAACTAGAGAAGTACACCGTTGATATACGTGAGCAAAAAGTTAACTATAAGTTTCTATTAGAGTTAGATAGATTTATGGATTGTCCATATTTTATAATGACAGGCAGATGGCCAAAAATTATCCTGTTTTCAGAGAAAACATACTTCTGGCTAGCCATGCACAATGAAGATTTTCAGAGTTTCCTAAATGCATACAAAGTTTAAATTTATTTACGCCAAACCACTGGAAAACTGTGAGTGGAAATATCTGGTTAACATTGATTTGTCTGACAAAGATGGGCAGTTACTGCCAGGATATATGGAAAATAAAAACTCGTTCCTGGAATTAATGCAAGAACAATACGGCAACGTTAATGAAAGGTATAATATACGCTGGGCAGACCACAGTGCTGATGTTCGTTTTAAATCTGAATCTGATGCTGCTAGTTTTATATTGCTATACACCTACACTACACAAGCAAGCACTGTAAATAAAAGAAGATATCCACAAAACTTTTACCACAGCGTCTAGTCAAAGAAAACCGCCCTAGTATTTCTACTGGACGAACGTGTTGGCGCCTTGTCCCAACTTGCGAATTCTTTTCACACTCTTATTTATCATCATCAGTTGACTTATTGCTTATATGTGTTATTATAGCTGATATTAGTTTTTACAAGGAATACAATATGTCAGAAAAATATAAGCCCCGGCCAGGCAACTTTACGTGGTGCAAACCAGCTGAAGCAGTCTTCGCAATGCAACATTATTTGTCTAAGTTAGAGTCAGATCTACGCAATGGCACTGTTCCTAAGGAACAACAGAATAATATTCAAACTGAAATCAATGA